TTGCTGAATGACTCAACTGTTTCTTTAATTTCTGAAACTTGAGCCGCATTTGCGTCTGTAGCCTTTGCGAGTGTCTCCGAGAAAAATCCCTTAAGATCGCCTAACATTTTTGCAAAGTCAGGATCAGCTGTTTTTTCAACTGTTTCTTCAACGGAGTCGGCAGGAGTTGTGTCTTCGGTTGTTTCTGCAATAGCCTCAACTGCTGCTACTTCTTCTACAACCTCGACAGACTTTTCAATAATTGTTTCTGCTTCTACAGCTTCTACAACTACATCATTTTGTACGTCTGACATCTCATTACCTCCTTCTACGTTTGCCTGTTTTGCAATTGTTTGTGTTTCAGGCAACGCTAATCTTGTCTTCTTAAATGAAGCAAGAATCTTATCTATTTCTTTTGACTTGTTCATGTCTGAACTTTCTACCCAGCCAATAATCTTTGCTGGCTTACCTGTGATTGGCGAATCAAAAGTTTTTTCTGTTGACATAAAAACAGAATCGCTTTCTTCACAATAAAAAATATTTTCTGTAACAACATCTGCTGCCATTCCCTTGAATACAAGTTGGCCATTCATCTTTTCAATTGAGAGAATATTGCAAAGTTGATTTGCTGGTGAGTCTACAATTGATAGCTCTACTAGATCATAAGCCTTGATAAATCTAACCTGTGTTCCGTCCGCCTTATTAACTTCATTGTCAGACTCTGTTATTTTTCCGCCGATTGAAAAACCAGAAAGAGTGCCATCAAGAACTTTTTCCCAAGTATCTTGTGCACCCTTTGAAATATATGAAGTTACATAAACTCCATTGTAAAATTCTTTTGTTGTCTGGTCGTAGTATGTCTCTGGCTTAAATGAAACAACCTTGCCGACGGCTAGTGGCTGATGCATCTCACGAAGGTTTCCTCTGAAACTTTCAAATGCTTTCATGCTTGCTTCAGCAGTAACAACGTCGCCTGTTTGATCAACATTATCTAATGTTGCAAAACCAGAGACGGTTCTATTTTCACGGTTGACTTTAGTAAATGGTACTGACAAGTGCAAGTTGTCGCCATTACTTGACCATAGGCCTTTTTCAATGTTCATATGCTTAATTTTATAGGTTTATCTACTCTAACGCAAATAGTAGTCGATTAAACTTACTTGACTTTTGGACCATCTCCCTTTGGGTTTCTGGCCTCTCCGCTTTTGTCTGGGGCATTAGCCGATCTTTGCTGATCTCGCTTTTTATTTCCAGTAGACTTTGCCTTTTGGTCAGCTACTTGCTGGGGTTTTAAATCCACCATTTCGTCTCCACCGTCTACGGTTGTCATGTTCTTTCTAATGCGAACTTCGTTAGGGGTAATTACCTGCATTCTTAAATAAATTTCGTCAATGCGGCTTTGTGTCTCTTCGTCAGTAAGGCTAAGTTCATTAAACTTTAATTGTACGACATCTGTCTTTTCTGCAATTAAATAGTTTAGCTTCTTTTCAAGCCTATCTTGTGATGGGCGACATACCTGCTCTTTAAATGTTTTATCTGCATCTCTGGCTGCTGCTAAGTTAATTCCTTCTGGGATACCTATCTTGCTAATTGGGACACGGTGAGCCAGCAAGATTTCATCTCTATTAGATTTACGATAGATATTAAATGAAGACTCTTGTTCGCCTGCTTCAATTGGCTCCATCTTAAATTCGGTTTTTGAGTCTGGAGTATCTGCTGGCAATGGGATATATAGGGATCTATGGTTCTTTCCTTTTAGTCCAACTTGGAAGAACTCTAGTAGTTTTCTTTCTGACTCTGGGGAAAGCTTTGCTCCTTTTACTGTAATAATATATCTTGGGACCGCCTTATTTTCAAAGTAGTCTAGGTTATATCTTCCTGCAAATTCATTTCCAGCCAACGCTTGTTGCGCTGCAATAATATCTGGAACTCCATAGTAGTTATTCATTGGAGTATACTTTTTTAAATGTATAATTTCATTTGGTCTATCTTCTTGACCAGCAATTGGGCTAGGTGTTTCTAGGTCCCCAAAGTTGCGGAAGAATACGGCCTTACCATAAAGCAATTGAATGAAGCCGTCACGGAATCTACGCACACGCATTGTTTTAGCGGGTATGTGGCCTATGTAGCCGATATCTCCAGTGACTGTACGTCCTATCTCTATGTAACCGTTTCCTGTTGCCTCAAGGTCTGTGTAGGCCTTTATGAGGGTCTCTGTAAAAGACTCTTCTTCATTACAATCGTCAAGCCATTTATCTAGCTGTGTTTTAATTCTATCAATCTTTGAACGTGCTCTGTCTAGCTGCTTATCGTCTGTTATTGCATCCATTGCATCTTTTGCCTTAGATGTTTCTGTAAACATATACCCTAGACCAACAATATTTGAAACCTTTGCATTAATTGCGGCATAGTTATATGTTGAAACTTCATAAATTTTTGAAAGATATTCTAGGTTATATGTTGGCTCTACAAGATCAAATAATGCATATCCGCTAATAGCTTGCTGTAGTAGGTTTTGCTGTGTGGCAACTCCGCTTGTTCCAACAAATGCTTTTGAAAAATCACGATTAATTTTACGCTTAAAGTTTGTTCCAAGGCCTCTTAGCTTTTTAATTTCTTCTAGACCAATCTTAAATGGGTCATCTTGTGGTCCGTCTAACTTTTGAAAATGGAACCAGTCTGAAGTATTTGATATATCAATTGTGGATACTGTATCAATTTCGTCTTCTATAGATTCTAGCCTTTTCATTTGACCTTACCATTTCTTAACATTGAGTCTTTATAAACACCAATATCCATAGGGTCTGGTGTTAGGCCCCACTTTAGTCTTTCGTTTTGATATTCAAATTCTTCGTCATCGATTTTTCTTCTGCCAGAAAGGAATTTAGGTTGGCCCTCATAAATACCGTATGAGCGAACCTCTCTAGCCAAAGCGTCCATTTTAGATCTGTTTCCTTTTTTGGATGTGACTGATAGGAAGTTGCCATCATCGTCTCCAATCCATCTGCCATCGGGCATTTCCCACACGTATATGCCAAGTGTGGTTTCTTCTAGAATCTGTGATTTTTGGTTTAAGATATTCATAGACCTTAATTGTACCATTATTTGATATTAAAGTCTAGGTTTTGTCCAAGGCCTTGACAAGATTATACGGTTTTGACCACAACAAAGTCATAATTATATATAGGGGTGCCAATTTCTGTCACGGTCATTGACTCATTTGATATGTTTTCATAATATGAGCCAATATGCATTGCATAATGAACAGGTGGGCTTATTGTTACAGATGATGGATACAAAGAAATGCCTTCATATTTAGAGGCTATACCTTGATTATTAAACACAATGTCCTCTGTCCCGCCAGCCGTAAATACCGCAACAATGTGAGAAGGCTGATTTTTTGTCAAATACGTCCATATATTACTTGACCATGAAACTAGCGACCCATTGATATATAGGCTATCAAAACCAGACTTTGATATGACTCCCGCCTGATTCCAGGATATCTGGCTGGACCCTCTAGACATTAAAGATGAAGCGTTTATATTTTCAGGGGTGTACACCATTTCAACTGTTTTTGTTTCTTCTGTATCTGACACAGTAAATGATCCTGACCCACCAGTTCGAATTCCAGATGCCCTATTTCTTTTTATAGCTGGAACGGACTTAGATCCTATTGAAATATTAGAAGATGAAGATAGCGTGGCTGGTGAATTAGATGCCGTGACGCTAAGTTCTGAGTACAGTGTTATTGATAAATTTTCTAAAGAAGGAGTGTATTTAGATAAGTCTGTCGTTGAATAAACAACCTTTAGATATATTATTCCAGAATCAGCCAAAGAGTTATACTGATATTGTGGTATAGGAAATCCATTTTCGCATTGTACGTATGAGTTAGATTCACCAGTTGAGCTAGTATAGATGGATACCCCGTTGTCAGAAGACCATTCAATTTTTGATGAAACAAAGTCTAGCATCATGGGTATTGATATTACGTCTATAACTTCTGTTGTTTTAGACACTGCTTCTTCTGTTTTAAAAAGAGAAATTTCTTTTGTCAATGTGTTGTAATATAGATCGTCATTTTGTAAGAGCTGCATGTCTCTATTAAATCCGTATTGGTATACTAAGCTTAATAAAGATGTACCGTCTGTATTTGAAAAAGCTCTTCCATTTTCTGGATCTGCAATAGAAACATAATTTGGCAATGCTGCCATTTGATAGTGAGTTAATATTGAATAGTTTGATAGCTGATATCTATAAATAGCTGGGGCATCTACTATCATATATGAAGATGCGCCGCCAGAGACTGTTCCTATTTGTGGAGCAAATGTAGAATTTGTAAAAAGAAAATCTGTTACATCGATTGTTTCTATCAGATCTCCATCTAGATACAAGCTCATTAGGTTGTTTGAGTAGGTTCCCACAACATGCATAGACTTGTATTTATCTTTAACAAGATGATATATTTTTTTATTTGTTCCTATTGAAAATACTATAGCGTCGTTTGCCCAATAAAATCCTATATCATTTGATTGGTCTGCAAATATTGTTGCAGAAGTAACTTCATTAAATTGAACCCAGCATTCTATTGTAAATGAAACATCAGAACTATATTTATCGGCAAGTGCGCCTTGGATGTAATTGCCGTATGGACTTTTTAAATTTAAAAAAGTTATTTTGTTTGTTCCGCTTATTTTTGTTCCAAGAATCCCGCCAGGAACAAGGGGTAAAAATTTATTATCTGGGGTAAAGTTATAGGAAGCATGGTTTTGCGATCCAGAATAATCATAAGCAGTTGCACCAGAAGATTCATCAAGAGGCCAAAAGCCAATTGGATTATCTTTTAATACGACTTGTTTATATAGCATATCTTCATTTTACCACTTTTTATTGCTTTAGTGCATCCAGAATCCTGGGCACATATATTTGACCCCAGACTTTAGTTCTTTTGACTCATGAAGATATGGCTCAGATGATGGGAATATAACTATGCTCCCCGCCTCTGGCTTTATCATTACGTTTTGATTTGCAAAGGCTAGCTCTCCGCCTGTGTAGTCATCATTTAAATAAGCTACAATTGAAAACCTAAGCTTAAAATTGCCATCATATTGGTCTGCATGCTTGCCAAGGCTTTCTCCGACATAGTATTTCTTTATACCAAATTCTGGGTCTAGCTTTACATCTCCTTCAAGATCGTTATATATCTTGTACTGTGTGCATATGTAATGCATGTTAGACCTTATGCTGTTAATGATATAAAGCTCTTTTGCGTTTGGAGCTAATTCTTTTTCTTTAAAATTAGAGCTTATTAGCTTTTCTTCCCCGTAGATATCTGTAGGGGAATTGCTTGCTCTCCAAGGTGCCCATTTTGAAATTATTTTTGTGTTGCCGTCTTCTTCTCCATCTTGCTTTTCAATAAAATCTATAAGCCTAGCTGGTTCGGAAATAGCATTTTTAAAATAAAAAATGTTCTTTGATAGCTCTTGTGCTTCATACATTGCCATTACTTACCCCTATTCAATCGTTCTTTTTGATATGGAGGCGGCTCTTCCATTATCCCTTTAGACTTATTTTCTTGCCATACCTTTTGATCGTCGGCTTGTCTAATTCTAGCTTCAGTTATTTCTTCTTCCCACTTTGCTTTGGTTTCTTCTGAATACTCTGCTTCGGCGTTATCCCAGAAAGATCCAATTGTATATCTAATTCCTTTTGTTATTATCTGGACTTCGTGTATATTATGATGACCACCTGAAAATGCAGCAAGCATTCCAGCTTTTGGCCTTATTGAAATATCATGGTCACGGAAGTTTAGTTCTCCGCCTTCAAAATCTCCATTAAGATAAAGGAATGCTGCCCATTTACTTCTTTCAAATGCATTATACTCTGGATCGTCAAGTGGGCTATTGTCTGAATGGTATCCAGCAAATGCTCCTTCTGTCCATTTTTGTGCATGGTAACTAACTAGCTTAACTGAGTCTCCTCTAGTTATTTCCATTGCCTCTTGAATCTTTTTTTCCAGCGTATCAAAAAAGTCTCTTGGAAGACCAAAATTAACAACGTCTTCATCGTTTGGTAGATTAGACGCATATGACTCATAAAAAGAAATACCCTGCCATGGCAGTGTGCCTTTTTCTACAGAGTGCGCCCAGTATTTTATTACTGCTTCACATTCCTCTTCAGTAAGGAAGTCTTCAAATAAATAAATATCTTCTTTTAGCTCTTTCTTATTTTCTAAATTAAATGTCATTTAATTCTCACCGCACTCTCTATTTCTTTTTCAGTAATTTCTTGATAAAAGCCAATTTCTCTATTAGCTTTCCATTTTTCTTGTTCCATCTGTTGCCATAAATCTTTGCCATAAAGCGATTGATTTTTTATCCACTCTTCTGTTCCTTCATTAAATCTTAGCATATTGTTTCTAATAAAGTACTTTGGAGAACCTTTAATATTTCTAACCCCATGTCTATATAACTCTTCATCTTCTGTAAGGAATCCTGGATCCCCCGCTGGGAAAACAATTATATCTCCTGCTTCTGGCTTATAGTAGAATAGCTTTTCGTTTATATAAAAATCAATTCCCCCGCCTTCGTAATCATCATTAAGATACATTGTTACTGATACTGAAAAATTATATCCTCTAGCATCTCTTTTTTCAATTTGATAATCTGTGTGATATTGCATTGCTAAATTGTCTGCAACATCTTTATCTGGATTATACCTACATATAGACGGGCCCATCTTAATCCATTTGCTTTTTTCTTCACCATCTACTTCATCTAAAAATAAATCAAAGCTATATTCTACATTGTGTTTTTTAAAGTAATCGTTTACCACTTCATAAAAAACTTTATTTACGTCTTGGATCTGCTCTTCTTCTTTTGCTACTCTATCTGTTTTTTCAAGATTAAGATTAAATGTGTCTATCTCTGTTCCAAATGTATACCAGTCTTCCCACTCGCTCATAATAGAACCTTCTGGGTTTATCTCTGACTGTTTTATTGCATCTAAAAGGCCATCTAAATCTTTAAACATGTTTTTATAAACAAAGATTTTAGGATAGATTTCTACATGCTCTATTGACATTATGGCTTCTTATCTCCAGTGTGCTCTAGTATGTTCCAAAAGAATGGAGAGGTGTATCTATTACCAGATATAATTGGTCTGACTCCATGAACATAATGCATGTCTCCTGGGAAAAAATATGCAGATCCAGCTTTTGGCTTTATCTCAATGCCTTGTACTGGGAAAAATAGCTCTCCGCCTTCATAGTCATCGTTAAAATAAAACAATGATGCAATGTCATAATGTGGGAAATCGTTTGGTGTTCCAGCATCTGGGCCCTCATGCAGTTCTTTATCTGCATGTGGGTCTTGTCTTGTTCCAATTGGCCATCTAACAATTGCTGGTCCTGTGGCTTGGATTTTTACATTAAAAAACTTTTCTACTTCTGGCTGTAGTCTTGTAATTAGGCTTTCTACAAGATTCACAATTGTCGGATCAGCTGAAATTTCCATTGATCTTCTTGTGCAAACTCTATCCGCCCAAACATTTGCATCATAGATTACTGTTCCATTTTCATTTGTGTGAGAGCTTGTTATATCCCAAGTCTTATTATTAAGAGCAAAATTTGTTAATCTTCTTGCTTCTTCATCGGTTACGAAGTTCTTTAATTCAACAATATTATCTACTGAATTACCAAAAAATCCAGATGGGGTTATTGAGCCAAGTTTTTTATAATCATGACCTTCATTTGTGTTAATCTGTTTTTGCATTGACATGTTTATTTATACTTCCTTTTTTCCCAGTAGTCTCTCTTATAGACACCACCATTTGGATCCCTAAACTTTAATGAATTTTCTCTAGTCTGCTCAAAGATTTCTTCTGGGGTGTAGAACTTATATTCCATTTCCCAGTCTTCCCTTTTAAAAGGAAATATTTGAACAATTGGTGTTCCTGCTGGAACTACGCCTTCAAAGCCAGTCTTTAAAAAAAATGGCAGTAGGCCAGAGTTTGTAACCTTATCACTATCTATTATACCAGCAACAGTAACGTATGGTAAATCAAAATGATTAAGTGGTTGAACATAGAGAGTGCTGTACCCTTTGGGAACTTGCGGTGCCCAATTTAAATACCAATGAAAATGTCTATCATCAAATCCTGGGGGTGTTTGAAATCCTTCCATTGGTTCTCTTTCACCAACAATATCTTCAAATCCAACAGGTATTCTTACTTTGGTTCTGCCTCTTTTTATATAAAAATCTAAATCGCATGGTGTTCTTAGCATGTATCCAGATGTAAATGTATCAAGCATTGCTGGACAGGACTTGTAGCTTAGAACTTTTCCAACTCCGCTTGCATTTATATAAGGCTCTCCATTAGGGTCTTTAATATATCTATCTGCGTCTTTCCACCAAAATGGTACTGAGTTTGCTGCTGGCACTGGGCCATTTTCTCCATTTTTATTATTATACGTTTTTGCAGAATGAAATATTATTTTATTTGTCATTGCACATCTCTGGCTTTCCATCATTGACTTTAAGCCTTAAAGACTTAACTTCATGATCTCCAATTTTTTTACCCTTATGGTCTACAGCATCTCTGTAAAAATTTGTCCACCGTCCTGAAGAATTAATGTCATGGACTATTTTACCATAATCTTCACCAGGAAAAAACCCTGGCTCTAAATCAAACATTGATTTTAAATTTACTTCAGAATTATTTAGTCCTGATAATGATATTGGCAACAAAGAAGCTATTGGTGTACCAGCTTTAATTGTTATTTCTACATTTGGTCTTGTTATTCTCCAAGCTACTGGGAACTCACCTTTAAAAAACGATGTACTTATTAATGTTGTAAATGGCTGTACTCCGTCTAATATATAATTTGGAGCAGGCATTGCAAGCATTGTAACGTCTGGATCTGTTCTTATCAGTAAGCCTGTTCTAAAACTTATAGTTGCATTTTCTCTACTTGTATAAGCATACTTTTCGCCTTTAAGAATTTTGACGTGATCGCTTGTATTGGATGAAGAAATGCCATCCCAGATAAAAGTTATGTCTTCTGGGAAATAAAGTCCCCATCCTAGTGAATTGCTTAAGCTTAATGGAAAACATTTGTATGCGTGTGAGTCATCAGTGTCATCCATCCAGTCTCTTTTAATGCCTAATTGTTTTATCTCTGCTGGTGACTGACTTATTCTGTATACATCTATATTAAACATTACTCTGGCTCTGATGCGCTTGATTTAAACTGTCTGTAGAATTCTTGAGTGTGTGTGGCATCATTGTAGTCTGTCATTGTAACAACTGAATACTTTGTTCCAGATTTTACTGGCAATGCGCTATGTGAAAATAGATACGATGAAGGGAATATATATAGATCTCCAGCTCTTGGCTTTACTTCTAAGTCTATCTTATCAAATCTTAGTCCGCCGCCTTCATAATCATCATTCAAATAGCCAACCATAGATACTACTGAAATATAAGACCATCCGTGATCTGAATGATACGAGAAGTGTTGGCCTTCGCCATATCTAATAAAGTTCATTGCTTCCCAATATTTTAATTCAATATTATAAAAAGCAGAGTAATCATCTAATGCAACTTTTTGTGCGTCTCTGGAGTCTTTCCATATTTCATCAAATTTAACCATGTATGGATCTTTACCAGGATAGTCAAAGAAGTTTATTTTAAAATCTACACAGTCACGATAGGATGGCATTTTTTCTCTATATCCGACGGTTGCGTCTTGCCAGTTGTATAGACCATTACTAGATTTTAGTGTGCCTTCAAGTCTATTTATAATATCAAACTCTGGCTTGAATACATCTCTATACACCCATACTCCAGGTGCAAGTTCTTCTTTGGATGAATAGGAAAAATTTTTTTCCATTTTTTATCTTTCTACTATAAAACTTTATTAGTTAATAAAGCCTGGACCTGCCCACTTACTTAAAAAGCTAACATCTTGGGTTTCATCTATTTCTACTACATTTGAAATATTCTCCCAGTTGGTGTCGTAAAAATCTTTTAGCTGACCGTCGTCTGCAAACTTTAAATAGAATATTTTATTGTCGGCAAGAGCTGCATATCTTCCAGTAAATGCGTCTACTGGAATTGACGGCTCGTTGTATTTTGTGAATACTCCGTCTGCATAAGTTGACCCTATTATTGCATTCTCATTACCAGAAACATCTTTAAAAGTTATGTTTTCTGAGGAAAACCCCTCTGACCATCTTTCATATTGAGAGTAGGCGTCATTAAATACAACGATGTCTACTACTGAGTCGCCTGCTACTAAAACATATCTTTTGTTTGTCATTATTTCTCCTATTTAAATTATAGCATTTGTTGGGGGCTATTGCTAGCCCCCAACTTTACTTATTAGTATGCTCTTGGTGACCATTTACTTCCACCAAATGTTGGTGGCGCAAAGTATGGCGGGAAGAACGGTGGGAAGTGTGGTGGGAAGAATGGTGGGAAGTAAGGTGGGAAGAATGGTGGGAAGAACGGTGGGAAGTGTGGTGGGAAGAATGGTGGGAAGTAAGGTGGGAAGAACGGTGGGAAGAATGGTGGGAAGTGTGGTGGGAAGAATGGTGGGAAGTAAGGTGGGAAGAATGGTGGGAAGAATGGTGGGAAGTGTGGTGGGAAGAACGGTGGGAAGTAAGGTGGGAAGAATGGTGGGAAGAATGGTGGGAAGTAAGGTGGGAAAAATGGCGGGAAGTGTGGTGGGAAGAACGGTGGGAAGAATGGTGGGAAGTAAGGTGGGAAGAACGGTGGGAAGTGTGGTGGGAAGAACGGCGGGAAGAATGGTGGGAAGTAAGGTGGAAAAAACGGCGGAAAGTGAGGTGGTGTAAATGTTGTTATTGGTCCAACAACCGTTCCTGGACTTGAGCCGTTTGGATTAACTGCATAAATTGTATAACTTTGAGTTGTTCCACCTGTCTCTGCGATAGCTTTTGGAGAAACAGAGTTTGGATAAGATGGGCCATCTGAAGAAACAACTGTATAGCTTGAAATAGCCTTTCCTCCAGTAAATGTAGGAGGAGACCATGTAACTGTATCTTGATTAGCTACTGGGTGTGCTGAAGCTACTGATGCTGAAGTTGGAGCGCTTGGCTTTGTTGTTGACCGCACAGCAGATGTTACTGTTGCTGCTGCTGCGCCTGCGCCATTAGACGCAACAATTGAAAATGTATATAGCTGATCTGAGGCCAATCCCTGTGCAAGATATGATAATCCTGTTGTTGTCCAAGGTGCTCCAGATACTGCTGGTGATGGGGTAATGGTATATAGTGTTGCTTCTGGCGATCCAGCTGGGAGTGTCCAGATTATATTAATTGCTCCGTTATTTAAAACTCGTTCAGTTCCAATATCGGTTGCTGATGTTATTACTACTGGCTTTGGCTCTAAGAAATCATTAGCCGCTGCGGAGTGTTTACCTACTTTTTTTGCCATTATTTATATTCCCCTATTCAATTAAGCTTTCAAATCTCCGTATATCAACCAGTCAGTTGAAGATACTTTTTGTGCAGTTGCTGAAGAATATGTTGTTCTAAGCAATGCGCCTGGTGTGAAGAGAAGGTTGACTGATCCTGTTTTAGCAAAGCTTGCACCAGTTCCTGATATCTGGTAGAAATCGACTGATTCTCCAACAGCATACAGTGCATTTGATGCATCGCCAATTGTAATTGCTACAGCTCCAGCTAGCGGAACCATGTTATCTTGTAGGCCTCCTGCCAATGTTGTGCTTGCAGAAATTGTACTTGCAATTGGTGTTCGTGAAGGTACGCCAGCCTTTGTTTGTGTTTTATCTGTAAACGCAACGCCAGCTGCTGCAACTGTTACTGTACCTGTAAATGTTGGTGAGGCAAGTGGTGCTTTTAGTCCAAGAGAGGTTGTTACTGATGAGGCAAAGTTTGCATCATCACCAAGTGCTGCAGCAAGTTCATCAAGTGTGTTAAGAGCTGCTGGTGCACCTGTTAATAGTGCATTAACTTGTGAAGTTGCATCTGCAATTGCTTCTGATTTGGCAGCTGCGATTGCTGTAGCCTGTGCTGTTGATACTGGTTTTGAAGCATCCGCTGTATTATCAACAGATCCTAGTCCAACCATGGTCTTTGTAATTCCTGAGACGGTACCTGTAAATGTTGGTGAGGCAAGTGGTGCTTTTGCATCCAGCTGTGTCTGTATTGCAGATGTTACTCCATTTACATATCCAATTTCTGTTGAATCAACTAGGCCTATTGAAGTTGTTGACGGAAGAACTACTGTACCTGTAAATGTTGGACCTGCTAGAGTAGCCCGTAGTCCAAGTGCTGTATCTAGTCCAGCAATCTTTGATGTGGCTATTCCTGCTGACGCATTTATATCTGCATCTACAATAGTTCCATTTGCAATCTTAGCTGATGTTATAGCTTCGTCTGCAAGATCTCCTGTTAGAATAGTTCCGTCTAAAATTTTAGCTGAAGTTACAGCTCCGTCTGCAAGATCGCCTGTTGCAATTGTTGCATCTGCAATCTGGGATGATGTAACTGTTCCGTTTGCCATCATGGCTCCAGTAATTGTTGCTACTGGGGCTTCAAATGTTCCTGTAAATACTGCGTTTGCTTTTGGCGCTAGTGCATCAAGTTGTACTTGAACCGCAGATGTAACTCCATCTAAGTATCCAATTTCAGTTGAATTAACTAGTCCTATTGATGTTGTTGATGGAAGGGTTATATTTCCTGTAAATACTGCGCCTGCGGATGGTGCTTTTGCATCGAGCTGGCCTTGAATTGAAGATGTTACTCCATTTACGTATCCAATTTCTTCTGCGGTTACCTGTCCAATATCTGTTGTAGAAGGTAGTGTCACTGAGCCAGTAAATATCGGTCCAGCTAGTGGTGCTTTTGAGTCAAGCTGACCTTGAACTGTTGATGTTACTCCGTTTAGATATCCGATTTCTGTTCCATCAACTGATCCTATTGCTGTAGTTGATGGGAGTGTTACTGAGCCAGTAAATATTGGTCCAGCCAGTGGTGCCTTTGCATCGAGCTGACCCTGAATTGTTGATGTAACTCCATCTAGGTATCCAATTTCTGTTCCATCTACTGTGCCTATTGCTGTAGTTGATGGGAGTGTTACTGAGCCAGTAAATATTGGTCCAGCCAGTGGTGCCTTTGCATCGAGCTGACCCTGAACTGTTGATGTTACTCCGTTTAAGTAAGCAATTTCTGTTGCGTCTACTAAACCAATTGAAGTTGTTGAAGGTAGTGTTACTGTGCCGCTGAATGTTGGGCCAGATGAAGGAGCCTTGTCATTAATTTGAGTTTGAATTGAAGATGTTACTCCATCTAGGTAAGCAATTTCCCCACCCTCAACATTTCCAATCGAAGTTGTTGAAGGAAGAACTACTGCTCCTGTAAATGTTGGTGCGGCTAGTGGTGCTTTTGAAGCAAGTGCATTTGTTACTGTTGTTGAAAAGTTTGCATCTGCACCCAAAGCTGTAGAAAGTTCAATTAAAGTATTTAGTGCTGCTGGTGCGCCACCAATTAAGTTAGCAACCTGACCATCAGTGTAAGTGTTAGCTGAAAGAATAGCAGCTGTATCTTGTGATTGAACGTATGTCTTAAGAGCAATTATATCTGTATCTATTTGTGATGTAGGAACTTTTGTGCTTGCATTAAGTGTTGCAACACCATTTGGCTGACCAAGGTCAGATACTGGTACAAAATCTGAATCTACTGTATTTGAAAGACCTGAAAGTGCTGCTGCAGCTGTTGCTTCTGCTGCTGCTCGTGCTGCATTAGCTTTTGTAGTGGCATCTGCTGCTGCTGCTGAAATTGCGGCTGCTTGGGCTGCATTAGCTTTTGTAGTGGCATCTGCTGCTGCAGTTGATACTGAAGCTGCGTCGCCAGTGTCTACATAAGACTTAAGTGCTACGACTGTTGAGTCTACTGTTATCTGGATTGTATTCGTTCCATCGTTGTATGACTTTGTGAGCCCCGCTCCCATTGAAAGGGCGGTGTTAATTGCGTCTTGGGATATTTCACCAATCGCTACATCTGAATTGTTTGCATATGCAAGGGCAGTCCATGTAGAAGATCCGTTACCGAATTTAAATAGGTTTGTGTCTGACTCGACACCCATTTCTCCTGCTGCCAAAATTGGATTTACTGAGGTCCATTGTGAAGCGGTACCTCTTCTTACTTGAATTCTTACTGTTGACATATTTGCCACCCCTTGTTTAGACTTATTTGTTAATTATAGCACTACAATAATTCCAAAACAATTATGCAATTGTTCCAGAATCAAAGCTCATGCTATATACTTCTGTTGAGTACTCTCCACCGTCCGCAAATTTTGTGGCTGTGGTATTTACTCCGTTTGCATATACTGTATAGATTGGCTGACCATTATAATCCATAGCCAATCCAATATCCATAAATGTTAGAGCTTCTAGATCTTCTGCCGCATCTGTTAAAAGGGCAATTTCCTTCCAAGCACCATTAATCTGGATTTTTAATCTTCCAGTTGATGAGTCGAAGGCAAGGGGGGTTGAATTTAAGACTAAGTTGTCTACATTTACTGCTGCATCAAATGTTGCAGGTCCTGCTACGTTAAGGCCATTTTTAACCTTGAAGTTTTTATTTACTATTGCCATTTAAGTTCACATATCCCCTAATGTTTTTGGTGGGGTTTTGAAAGGACCCCATACCTTTTATTAATTATTTAATCAGTGTTGCGTAAACCATTACATCTGTTGATGCGTAGGTTGTTGTTACTGATACTGAAACATCGCCTGAAACATATGCTGCTGTTACTGTTCCAAGATCTACTCCTGTTGTAATTGTTCCAAATTCAGTTATTGCTACGTTGTTGCTTGTATCAAGTGTAAGCAGTACCTCAGAAACTTGAGTGTTTACACCATTTTTTAGCTTAACAAGTGCTTTAGCTGTTCTGTAATCTGCTGCTGCCCATGTCAGAGCATTTACAGTTGCTGCGGATGCTACTGTTGTAGTTGCTGCCCGTACTGCTGCAACATCATTTACATTAACTACTGTGAATGGTGTTGTGCCATTCTTTACATTTGTAAGAGCGCTTGCTGCAGTAGATTCTGCTGCTGACTGAGCTGCTGACTGAGCTGCTGTGATTGCTGCGTTGCGGTCTGTGACCTCACCTGAAATTGCAGTTGAAATTGCTGAGTTTCGTGCTGAAGCTTCGGCTGCAACCTTGGTTGTAGCATCTGTTGCTGCTGCTGAGATTGCCTCTGACTTAGCTGTTGCTACGTTTGCAGTAGTTGCTAGAAGTGCAGTGTCTGCGATTCCATGAATATTTGTTGTGTCTGCTTCGTGTGCTGTAAGTGCTGCTGCTGCGGTGGCTTCTGCTGCGGTTTTTGCTGCGTTAGCCTTAGTTGTTGCATCTGCTGCTGCAGTTGATACTGAAGCTGCGTCGCCTGATACTCTGAGTGCTGCTTCTGCTGCTACCTTATCTGTTGCATCTGTTGCTGCTGCTGCTTGAGCTGCGTCTGCTTCTGCTTTAGCAAATGCTGTTGTAGCAACCTGAGTTGTATCAGTATTTGCTGCTGCAGTAGGTGCTGTTGGTACGCCAGTCAATGCTGGTGAAGCAAGTGGTGCTTTTGTATTTAAAGCTGTTGTCATGGTTGTTGCATAATTTTCATCATCTGCAATTGCTGCTGCAATTTCATTTAATGTATTAAGAAGTGACGGTGCACCATCTACAACTGAATTAACTGCAGTAGTGATTGCTGCGTTACGGTCTGTAACTTCTGTTGCAATTGCTGCTGAGATTGCTGATGTTGAGGCTGATGCTGCTGCTGCAATTGCTTCTGACTTGGCTGTAGCTACATTTGCTGTAGTTGCTAGAAGCGAAGTATCTGCAATTCCATGAATATTTGTTGTATCTGATTGGTGTGAAGAAAGTGCTGCTGCTGCGGTGGCTTCTGCTGCTGCTTGAGCTGCGTTTGCCTTTGAAGTAGCATCTGCTGATGCTGTGGCTTCAGCTGCTGTTTTAGCGGCGTTAGCTTTAGTAGTAGCATCTGTTGCTGCTGCAGAGATCGCTGCTGCTTGAGCTGCGCTGGCCTTTGAAGTAGCATCTGCTGATGCTGCAGACTGCGCTGCGTTTGCCTTTGAAGTAGCATCTGCTGATGCTGTGGCTTCAGCTGCTGTTTTAGCAGTTGCAATTGCAGAGTTACGATCTGTAACTTCTGTTGCAATTGCTGAAGCAATTGCGGTGTTACGTGCTGAAGCTTCTGCGGCAACCTTTGATGTGGCGTCTGTTGCTGCGTTTGCCTGTGCGCTTGATGCGGCACCTGCTGCGTCGTATGCGGCAGCGGTTGCTGCTAATGCTCGTGCATTAGTAAAATATAAATTTGATGTGCCCTCTGTTAATGTATCTGTTGTGTGATTTGAAAGGCTTGAAACTGTACCAGTTACGTTACCAGTTAAATTACCAACAATAGATGCTGTAATTGTCCCTGCGGCAAAATTACCTGAGCCGTCACGCTTTACTACAGTATTAGGAGTATTGGCTGTATCTGCTGATCCGCCAACTGTGCTGATGATAAAGGCTGTTGATGCCTCTGTTAATACGTTATATCCGTTTACCGTTGCGACGGAACCGTCAACGATAAGGCCATTCTTTACTCTAAAGTTCTTATTTACTATTGCCATAATTTATGACTCCTCTTACTGCTTTATTTTAACGCTGTTCTAAAATATCTTACAGTAACTTCTCCTGATACTGGGGTGACTGTTAGATTAATTATACCACCCGTTGATTCAAAAGCTGTTGTTGCTATTGAAGAAGTGGCATTTGTTACTATATTGGATTCAGATACATATATGTCTGAGTCTCCTCTTAAAGCTGTTATGTTTGAAAAATAAGATTCGCCAGTAGATGCTTTTACAATCTGTAGCGCATATGTTGCTGTCCGATAGTCTGCTGAGTTATATGAGTCTACAGTAGTCTTGTTTTGTATTCCTGAAATTGTTAAATCGTTGTTTCCGTCCAAACCCATTAATGTTTCAATATTAGCTGATTGGTTTGAAAGAGTATTGAGTGATGTTGAAAGCTCATTTACTTTGTAGGTCAAAGTAGATGAATCTGCAGAGTTTGTTACACCTACTACATTTTCTAATGCTTCAATTGCATCATTTGCATTTGCATGTTGAGCAGCATGTCCAGATAAATCATCTGTTGCTGCTGGGTTTGAAAGGTTATCTTTGCTTGTTGGAAATGTACTTGCCACTATTGTCCTCCTGGCGATGTTGCCTAAACTAATTATACCGTAAGTATTTCTAAGACTACCACTTATTTAATGGGCATGTTGCTTCAGATAGCTTTGTTTTAAATGCCATAAAACATCCACATTTTTTGCATTGGCTAGTAAGTGCTATAAACTCTGGGCATTGTCTACATATTTCTAGTCTTTCATTAGCAACGCTTTCTGTTGTGTATGCTTCTGGATTTAAAAGGTCCCAAGGTTTTACTGCTCTTATTTTTTTATCATATTCTTCTATAAACTTTTCGGCTGGCATAGGCATCCAGTCCTGATAGTTTTCGTGCGTATATTTTTCTTCCATATTTTATTAGCAAGGACCGTCTGGTCCCGATCCTCCACAACTTCTATTATTTGATGCAATACATGAACCAAATCCAATAAATGACAATCCACTACAAACTTCTACATTTCCAAGACTAGAAGTCCTTCTAGTTCCTTGATAAATTCCTTGATACACATCTTCACCATTACATGTTGGCTGTATAACTTGATAGCTTGTGCATGGTCCCCATGTTTCTGCTGCAAAATAAGGTGGGAAGAACGGTGGGAAGTGTGGTGGGAAGAACGGTGGGAAGAACGGTGGGAAGTGTGGTGGAAAGAACGGTGGGAAGAACGGCGGGAAGTGTGGTGGGAAGAACGGTGGGAAGAACGGTGGGAAGTGTGGTGGAAAGAACGGTGGGAAGAACGGCGGGAAGTGTGGTGGGAAGAACGGTGGAAAGAACGGTGGGAAGTAAGGTGGCGTAAAGGTGAATACTTTATAGGTATACTGAACAATTGATCCTTTTGGAACAATTGCACCAGATGCTATATTTTGTGCAGATACAATATCATTATCAGAAAGAACTGTTCCTGGTGTAGTTTGCTCTAAATAAGTTAAATCAATATTGCTTAAATTAATACGTGCTTGAGTTTTACTAATACCTATAATATTAGGTACTGATACTTTTCTTACACCAGTTCGTATTCCATAAAATCTAGTTACCACTTTAGGCGCTCAAATCGCCCATTACAACCCATGAGCTTTCTGCTCTTTTTAAAAGAGTTGCAGAAGACCATCTTGCTCTTAATTTTAATCCAGGTGTAGAATCTGGTACGAAGCCTCCCCCAGCAATTGTTACTTGGCTATTAGAAGTCTGCAAAACTTCTATTGTTGTTCCAACTGGAAAACTTAAACTTTCTACTATTGTTAAGGTTCCTCCTCCACTCATTTCAATTAACTTAAATGCATCTGACGGAACTATTTGATAAGATCCAGACTGTTGGTTTGTTTGTACTAACCGATTTAATTTTGTGTCTAGGGCTGTTTGCTGTGAATTAGAAATTGGTTTTGATAAATCTGAAGTGTTGTCTACTAGTCCTAGTCCAACCATGGTCTTTGTAATTCCTGAGACGGTACCTGTAAATGTTGGTGAGGCAAGTGGTGCATATGTTGATGCAGCAGTTGATGAAGATAGCTTTGTTCCAACTAGGGCCGATAAAGTAGCTGATGCGGACTCGTCTGCCTGCAATGCTGCTGCTAGCTCTCCCAAAGTATCTAGTGTTGATGGTGCAGAATTTACAAGTGCCGCTACTTTAGAGTCTGCATATGCGTTTACTGAATCTGGTATGACTGAATCTAGCAACTTGCCAGAAGCATTTAATCCAGCAAATCCATTAATTTGATTTCTATCATTTTCTAAAACATATTCGGCCAAAGTGTTATCTAATGATGTTGATAACAAATCTGTGTAAGAGATTGCTGCGGCTTGAGCTGCGTTAGCCTTGCTTGTGGCGTCTGTTGCTGCCGTAGAGATTGCTGCGGCTTGAGCTGCGTTAGCCTTGCTTGTGGCGTCTGTTGCTGCCGTAGAGATTGCTGCGGCTTGAGCTGCGTTAGCCTTGCTTGTGGCGTCTGTTGCTGCCGTAGAGATTGCTGCGGCAGATGATCCTGCTGTGTCATAAAGTGATGATGTAGCAGATATTGCACGTGAATCAGTAAAATATTTATTTGTGCCTTCTGTAATACTTGAAGTTGTTAGTCCAGATAAAGAAGATTGTATTGCAATATTCCTATTTATTATTTCTGATGATATTGCTGTATTTATAGCAGTTGATCTAGTTGATGCTTCTGTAGAAACTTTATTATCTGTATATGTATTGGCAGCTGTAGATGCAGAAGATATTGATGCTGAGGAAACTGCTATAGATTCTGATTTTGCTACGTCGGCTTTACCAGATGCATCAATTGATGCAGCTGCAATAGCCTCTGACTTAGCAGTTGCTATGGCGGTATTTCTATTTGTAGTTTCAGCTAAAATTGAAGATGATATTAATGAAGACACTGCATCTATTGCTTTTTGATTTGTAAAATATTGGTTTGATCCTTCTGTTATAGAAGACGTAGTTAATGCTGCTAATGCTGCAGTTAATTCTGCATCCATAGATATTGAATCTGGTAATTGGGATGTAGGTATTTTGCCAGTAGGTCCTAGTGTTGCAATTCCATTTGCTTCTCCTGCTTTAAATGCATAAGATGTAGTTGCATTCCATCTTGATCCATTACCAATTTTAAATTTTAGTGTGTCTGTCTCTACTCCAATTTCTCCTGGCAAAAGGATTGGGTTATTTGTTGTCCAATTTGTTGTTGTATCTCTTCTCAGCTGAATTCTAATTGCCATTATGCTCCTCCGCCATCTATTGGAGTATCGTTTCCAGTATCTGCAGAGCTTCCGCCATCCCATGATATGTCTGAAGAATAAATTGTATTTCCAGATGGATCTCCGCCATCAAACAAAGTTAACTGCTGTGCTGATGGGAGGGAAACATTATCCGATGGGGCTCCGCCAAAAACTGCATCAATTATTGGAAGTGTCAATTGAACTCCATTTCCAGAAAAATCTTTAAATGTTATTGGGTCATTAATATCAATAGTATGAACATCTCCGTCATATGTATGTGTATGCATATAGAAAGGAGTTGGGTCATCACTTTTAGCAATATTTACCCATGTGATGCCATTATGAATTTTTAAGGCTTTCTCAGTTGTATTAAAAAACACATCACCAGCCGACCCTAATGGGTCGGCGGTGAGTGTAGTTAAATTAAGTAAAGACTTAAATTTTCTTGACATTTTATCCTACGATAACAACTCTATATTCACCAGCTGTTGGGGCCGATGCAAATTTTACAGTAACTACTGAATCTGATGTATGTTGTACGTCAGCCTCTATTTGATTATAATCTGCAGTAGTTTCAAATATCTGTACTGTAAGATCTTTTGTTCCTAGGTTATGTGTTACTGTATATGATGTTGCTGCACCATCGCCAATTGTTGTTGCATACTTTCTTGCAATATTGTGGTAGTTTCCACCAACTTGACCAATTTGCCAAACATCAGATGTCTCGTTCCAAAGAATTTCAGCATCTGCTTCATTCCCACGCTCTACAAGAAGTCCAGCATCTGCTACAGGAGTTCCTGTTGCATTACTGTTAAGCTTTACCTTATTATCTTCAATGTTAATCTGTGTGGTATTTACAGAGTTAACTGTTCCTATTACATTAAGGTTTCCACCTACCTGTAAGTTTCCAGTAATTTCAACATTGTCTGGCAAACCAATTGTTACTGCTGCAGACTCTCCACTATTTGGAGAAACAGTAATTTCATTAGCTGTTCCAACAATTGTTGCTACATAGTCTCCAGTTGTATCAGTTCCAAGTGCTACTGAATTTGGCTGAACTGTTGTTGTGATTGTTACGTCACCAAGATTTGTCATTGTTGCAGAACCAGTTACATCTCCTGAAAGAGTGATTACTGGATCTTTGTTAAGAGATACCGCTCCGCCTGTTACTGTAAAGTCGGTTGAGCTAAATGAAGCAACACCCTTATTTGTATATGTTGCATCTTCTGCAGAAACTGTAATTGTGTTATTTGTTACTGCTACATCAATTCCTTCTCCGCCAGACACTGTTAGTGTATCTGAAAGTAGGTCTACTGTGTCTGTTCCTGTGTCTCCAGCGATTGATAAATTAGTCGCTACATCTGACTCGCTTGCAGCTGTTAATCTACCTTGTGCATCAACTGTAAATGATGGTATCTTTGTTGTTGATCCATATGAACCAGCTGTTACCGCCGTGTCATTTAATCTCAAAGTTGTTGTTCCTGCTGGGTCGTTGTAAGTTGCAGTAAGTGCTGTGCCTGCTAGTACGGACGAACCAATAACATCTTGAATTACTTCAGTAGAACCAGAAGCTGGTGTCCACTCTGTTCCATTATAGAAAAATAGAACGTTTGAAACGTTGTTGTAGTAAATTTGACCTGAGACTGGATTTGATGGTGCTGATCCCAGGTTTTGAATTCTTGCATTTAACAGCTCATTCTTATTAAGGTCTAAGCTGACCGCATATTTTCTTGCCATTTCTTCTTCTCCCTTTTAAGACAGATGTGCTGTCCCTGAAAATGGTTGAGCCATTGTCAGTGTAATTTGATTTGTATTGTTGTAATCTATACCAGTTTCTAGTATATCTCCTGCGCTTGTTTTTACTGTTACGTTGGGATAAAATCCCAAATTGTGCAATACTGTAACGCTATATATTCCTGCAATAGGGCCAGTGACTTGTGATAGTTCCCACGAATATCTAAGTGAATAGTCTGTAGGTGGGTTATTTAAAAGATAGTTTTGTGCACCTACCCAAGTTTCATCACTTGGCTTTGGTCCATAAAATCTTGTTGTAACAACATCATAAAAAAAGTCACCAGTTAATCCAAGATTATTTGAAGGAGATCCAGAACCATTTAAAATAGTTCGTCCTCTTGGACCTTGTGGACCAGGAGTTGATATTGTTACTTTGTTTAATGTTTCTTTAACTACTACGGATTCAGCCATTATATAGTCACCGATCTATTGAGAGTCATAAAACCCTCTAGGAGTTTTATTTTGTTCCCGTTAGAATCGACAACCATAATGTCATATGACGATTTTGGATAAAAGAGTTTGTTTGTTTGAGTTGGCGTTAATTTAATAGTTAATTTACCATTTGGTCCATCAATTACAATTCCACCAGATGGAGAAGTTAAAGTTACTGCTAACTTAGCTCCACCTTTTGTATCACGTATCTGCATTTTTGCAGATGCGCCAGTAAGATCAATTGCATTGTTACTTGAATCTTTATATTCTGTAATAAAGGTAAAAGTTGCGTTTTGATCTACTTCAAAGTTCTTTTGTCCTGCCATTTGCCATAGTCTCCTAAATAGGAATACTCCTGTACTAATTTTAGCACAGGAGTATTTCTAATTGACTATTATATAATTAAGCTTTTGGGCTTACTGTGAACCCAAAACTCTTATCGTTAGGGTTTAACGCTTTTAGGATAACGGGTGCAACTGCTGCTACTCCGCCAAGCAAAAGGTCTTTAGGATTTGTATTTCCAGTCATGTAAAGAGCAAGTGCTGCTGATAGGAATGCTCTTCCGTAGCTTGATAATGCTGATAGGATTTGTTCCTGCATTGTTACCTTTCCATCTTTGTTTAAATCTGCTTTTGCAAATTTAGCCATATTGTCATCTCCTCTTGGGCGTAGTGCCCAGGAATTTTCGGTTTACCCGAATACTATAATTCTACCACTATGCTGAAATATCCACAAGTTCGCAATTTCCATCAGAACTACATGCAAGCGTGGCATTTGTAGATGTTCCGTCTTCTGTCTCATAGAAAGATAGATCTTCCCAACGAATGTTGTTGGGCATCTTAGAAAGAAGATCTTCATATTCTTCTTTTGTCACTTCTTGGTACGGAGCTTGCTTGTATGAGTGATCTGAATGTGGCAGGAATGATATGCCAGAGACTTCATTAAAGTTTTTGTAAACCCAGGCCCCTACATCCATCCATTCTTCTTCTTTTACTGAAACAGTGATGGATGGCTTATGTTCACACCATGCACGTTGATATAGCATCCAAATATCTAGATGCTCAATTGCAGTCAAGTCATTTCTTATAGTAGCGCCTGATGGCGCTTTAACTGGAAATGAAAATACATACGTGTCATTTGGCTTCATAACATCATCTTCTACTGGAATACCAACTTCTTTTAGAAACACTGAAATTGGATCTCCCTTAGATCCACGTACTGTGCGAATGTAGTATGGTGAGTGCCATGGATGCATACCAGAAGATACTCCGACCAGCTGGGAAACTGTACCAGAAGGCTTAACGCATGTAATTGAAGCAGAAGGCTGAATACCAATTTTTTCTGCTTCTGCCTTGTTTGAATTTCTTGCCTCTGTTCTCATTCTTTGAAGAATGTGTTCTAGTCTAAGCATATTATCTTTACGGACATAGTCTTCGTCATAGCATAGACCTTCTCCTTCTGACTTTTCAAATTCTCCAGATTTTCTTGCTTTACCAGAAAATAAAGCGTTGCCAAATTGTCCAGTAAGAGAAACTCCAAGAAGTCTTTCTTCTTCTGTATTCTCTCTCCAAATATCTCTTATATAATCAAAATTTGTAAGGGTAGACTGCCAAGTTCCTAAAATGCTAGCAAGCTGAACTTTTCTTGTTACTGATTCTTCGTCATCGTTTTCTCTAATAACAACTTCAGACAAATTACAAAACTGATAAGGTCTTAGGATGATTTCTGAACACGGATTTGTTCCATAATGAATATTTGGATCTCTGCCATATTTTGCTGCTTGAGCTTGAGCTGCCGCAACATTATAAATTCCTCGTTCTCCAGATTTTGAATCATATAAAGATTTCCACTCTGCAATGAATTGCTCCATGTCTGGTTTGCGTGAGTAGGCAACAGAGTTATTAGAAAGAGCACGTTGAGGGCTGTTTTCCCACCAGTTGCCAGCTTTTGCTTGAGCCATTTCAATATCGTTTATGTTTGAAAGTGATATCATTGCTGATCTGCGTACTCCACCGACTACAACAACCTCTCCGATTTTACACATAATATCGTGACATTCAATTGGTTTAAGGTTTCTTCCTGCTGCCGACTTAAACTTTGAAATTGTAAAATCAAATAGATTTACAAGGGGCTGTGGGCCAGAGGATCTTCCGCCCATTGTTTTAAGTCTAGCTCCTGAAGGTCTAACTCCAGTAACATCTATTTGAGGAATTTTTCCTTCCCATAAATTTTCTAAAAGTTCTCTATAAGCGGCAGCCCAACCTTGCTTTGAGTCTTCAACAACAATTACATAGTCTGATTTTTCAATTTTTTCTGGTACTGGTGGAAGATTATTTATATATTTATACTCTACTGAGAAACCGACACCAGTGCCACACATAAGCACATACATTGTTTCATCAAATGATCGAGGGGAATCAACTGGTAAGAAGGCACAGTTATATCCAGCTACATTGTCTCTATCTAATGCTGCGCCAGATGTCATGAGTGCTCTCATTGAAGGCATTACGCTTCTAGTATACACAGCATCTTTCAAATTAGATACTAAAATTTGATCTGGAACGTAATTAAAATTTTTGTTTAAGTTATTAAGCATAAAGTCAAAATATCTATCTACTGTTTCTTTCCAAGTTTCTCTGCGATTTTCTGATTCTACCCATCTTGCATATCTTGATAATGCAATAAAATTTTCGTATGGGTTTTCAATATTGTAAGACAATCCTGTATCTTCAATTAAAGACATTTCTTTTTTAGTAAAATAAGACATATATGACCTTTTCTCCGCCTTGCGGTGTTAAATTTTAAGTGAAGTCTTAGTGTATCAAACTTTTATTTACATGTACAGGGTGAAAAAATATTTTACAAAATCTCATTATTTGATATTTTGTTTTAGTCAACTAGCTTGACAATGTCTATAAAGCAATGTTATGATTATAGTTCGTTATCTCTAGAGGAGGAAATGCCAATGGAGAATATAAAACAACAGTTTAGCGATTTGGTTCGTGACTGGACAATAATAGCAGTGGCAACATTGTTTTTATTTTCAGGAAGCCCAGCAAATGCTTTAACTGTAGAACCTTTAGTGAAAACTGAAGCCCAATTAAAGCAAGAAGTCTTAGATAGCTTTAGTAAAGAAATTTACAAACCATCTGAGATGCTTACAGACGAAGAGTTAAAACTATTACTTGAGACTGTAGGATTCGAAGGAGTAGGCCTTAAAAAAGCTTGGTCCATAGCAAAGCGTGAATCTAATGGAAGACCGCTTGCATATAACGGGAATAGGAATACAGGAGATAATTCTTACGGATTATTTCAGATAAATATGATTGGAAATCTTGGTCCAACAAGACTTGAGAAATTTGATCTACAGAGTAACAAAGAGTTATTCGACCCAGTAACAAACGCAGAGATAACGTACTATATGACCAATGGCGGTAGTGATTGGTCGGCTTGGAAGGGCATGACCCCAAGAGCTAAGGAATTTTATTTAAAATTTCCGACAAAGTAAAGGAGATGGGATGAAGGTACAGTATGTATCGGCCTACATCTCCATGTCAGAAGAAGGATTGGTTGAAAAGCTTTTATGCCCAGTAGACCAATCCATTCTTTTTTCAAATCAAAACCTTTTAGATGAGATATACTTATACTGCTTAGAATGTGATTATACTAAAAATATTGGAATTTCTACATATGAGGAAATAGTTAAGGAGGTTGAAAAAAATGCAAAAATGTGATTCGGTTTCCTGTACATGTGGTACAGAATCAAAACCTATGCAGATAACGGACAACATAGGCAGAGAAATTTTTTGGGAAGACCTAGGAAGACCAAATGAGTGACGAACAAGTAAATTTAGAAGACAATCTACCAATGGTTAATTATATAATGTTACACAGAATATATGACGTGTTGACTCTTATTTCTAGCAAAATGGTGGGTAGTGAAAGTACTGAAAAAATGGTAGAATATCATAAACAGGGTTATCTATTAGGACCTGACCCTTCATACACTCCAGGAGAAGAAAATGAATAAAGACAGAGATTCAGTAATTGAATTAATGGTAAATGTATATCAAAATGGAAATACAATGATGTGCTTGCAGTCAGGGATGTCTGCCGAAGACACAACAGAAAAGGTTTCACAAAGTAGGCCAGCAGTTCAATATCTTATGGCTGCAATTTTTGACAAACTAGACGAGAACGATATATTAGTTGAAGAATAAGTGATATAATTTATATATGGCACCTAAACACTTTCAATCAGTAATGATGAGTCCATATTTTAGAATGGATAATCAAAAGCCGTCAAAGTGTAAATGTTTAGAGTGCAAAATAGAAAATTTATTCATTAAATTCTTTAACAAAAATAGAACTAAATAATATTACGTAAGTTGAGCTAAAACTCCTTACGTATGCACGTAAGTGCTAAGACCCATTCGGATCCGCCTCTGAATGGGTTTCTTACTTTTAGCTATAAGTTGTTTTTAAATACTCTCTATCGAATATAAATCCAGTTGTCATGTATCTGATCCCATTTGTTACTTTTGTAACTCCATGCATATAGTCTTCTGTTCCAGGGTGACATACAAGCATCTTAGCCTTTGGCTTAATAACTATACCTTTATTTACATAGCTTATTTCTCCGCCATCGTAATCATCATTATAATATATTACGTATCCCTTTCTTACATGCTCGCTATTACCATGCTTTCCAGTATCTGCGTGTGGGGACAAAGACCAGTCTGTTATATTTAAAGGATCGTCAAACATTCGCTGTAAGACCTTTTGTGCATTTACTTGCTCATCATCAGTATCAAATTCTTTTTCAACTCTTTTAAGAATTTCGCTTAATGTTTTTTGAGAATCATC